CACAAGGAAAATACTACTGCGGGGTTGGGTCAAAAGTTAAAGGTCGAGATTTGGTTGACGCTCACTATGATATGTGTCTTAATATGGGAATCACAATAACTGGTATAAACGCCGAAGTTGCGATTGGGCAATGGGAGTTCCAAGTATTCTCCCAAGGTAAAAAGTACGCTTGTGATGACTTATGGATGTCAAGATATTTCCTGAACAAATTATCAGAACAATTTGACTATGAGATTGTTTATCACCCAAAACCATTGGCGTACGGAGAATGGAATGGTTCAGGATTACATACCAATTTTTCAAATAATAGAATGAGAGAAACTGGCGGAGAAGAGTACTTCAACTCAATCTTCAAATCATTTGAATCTCGTCATCAACAACACATTGATGTTTATGGTTCTGACAATCATTTGAGATTGACTGGAAAATATGAAACACAATCAATTGATAAGTTTAGTTGGGGTATAAGTGATAGAGGTGCGTCAATTAGAGTACCAAGAGACACGGCAAAAGAATGGAAAGGATATTTGGAAGACAGAAGACCTTCGTCAAACGCTAACCCATATGAAATATCTAAAGTTATTTGCGATTCTTTGAATATGGCTGATGAACTTGACTTAACTTTGCAGAACATGTACTCAAATGTTAGCATGAAAGAAATTGATGAAATCGCGAAAAAATACAAAGCAGATATATCTGACCAACTCCTCAGTGAATATAGAGAAGATTAAAAGGTTATTAAAAAGACCTACACACGTAACCTATATTAGTCAACACATTCTGAGAAAAACATTACAAGAAACAAAGATGGAGATTGACATATTAATATCTGAAGGTTATATTGAAGAGAGTAAATACGCGAAAGAATATTATAAATTCACGGACAAGTAAGTTGGAGGCCTAATCTATATCATGGTGTAAATTAATCCAAAAGCACACCAACAAACTTGTTTTAAAAAAATGGCTATGTTAAATAAAGAAATGGTTAATCACCCCGAGCATTATGGTGGTGAAGAAAATGTTTACGAGGTTGTAAAGGTTGCAGAAGCTTGGGGACTTGATATGGACGCTTACCTATTCAATGTCGTTAAGTATGTTGCGAGAGCGGGGAAAAAAGATTCAGATAAAGAACTTCAAGACCTTAAAAAAGCACTTTGGTATCTTGAAAGAAAAATTCAAAACTTAGAAAAGAAATGATTGAAAACTATATAAATAAAGTAATCAATGGTGATTGTATCGAGGTAATGAAAGAAATGCCAGACTCATTTGTCGATTTGATTGTTACATCACCACCATACGGAGTTAACATTAATTATGATGTTCATGACGATGACATGGAGATTAGTCAGTATTTGGAATTTACCCGTAATTGGTTAACACAGGCTTATAAAGTTTTGAAAGATGATGGAAGGATTGCTCTTAATATTCCTTACGAGATTAATCGTCAAGAAAAAGGTGGTAGGATATTTTTGGTATCTGAGGTTTATCAGATAATGAAAGAAGTTGGATTTAAATTCTTTGGAATTGTAGACCTTGAAGAAGATAGTCCGCATCGTAGTAAGACAACGGCTTGGGGTAGTTGGATGAGTCCGTCAAGTCCATATATCTATAACCCAAAAGAATGTGTAATACTTGCTTACAAGAAAAACCACATCAAGAAAGTTAAAGGTGAACCACAATGGAAAGGTGAACCAATAACCACCGAAGAAGGTAAGACAAAGATATTATACACCGAACAGGACAAGAAGGAATTCATGGAACTGGTGTTCGGACAATGGAAATATCTTAACGACTCAAGACCATTAACAAAGGCAACATTCTCAATGGATATTCCAACCAAGGCAATTAAGATATTGTCATATAAGAATGATGTAATCTTAGACCCATTTAACGGTAGTGGGACTAGTTGTGTGGCGGCAGAAATACTCGACCGTAGATGGATTGGAATTGAGTTATCGCCAAATTACACAGAAATTGCGAGTGAAAGGATTCAGTCATTTGTTGATAAAAAGAAACAACAAAAAATAGAATTTGAAGAAGGGACAGTTTAGTGTCCCTTTTTTATTTTTTCGATATTTATAAAGAAAAAAGATGGACAAAATAATTTCAGAGTCACAACTTAATGAAAGAATAGGTCAAATATATCAAGAAGAGAGATATAAGGTAATTGAGGAGAAATGGTCTAGATTGAGTAAAACTGATAAACAACTTGTAGTTGAAATGTTAAAAGTTATTTATCCTGAAAAGGCTAAATTAGTAACTGAGGCAAAATGGTACAATACTGTAGGAGATATCGTTGGAATAGTAGACCCAACCGGTGTCGTTGATTTAATAAATGGGGTTTCTTATTGGAGACAAGGCGATAAATTATTTGCGTTATTATCTTGGATTTCAGTAATACCATTTTTGGGTGACGCTATCGCTAAACCAATTGCGGGTTTGTTTAAAATGGGTGGCGGAAGTGCTAAAGCATTTAAAGCGGCTTCATTAGCTGGCGATGCGGTTAAGATGGCAGAAATTGCTAAAAATACAGGACCTTTAGGTAAATTATTAGGTAGTGTAACAAAATGGGGAGGAAAAGTACTTGAACCTCTTGGTAAGGCGGTAGGTAAAGTACCTGGAATTGGAAAGGGAATGGTTAAGGGAGTCGAGGACTTTATAAAATTATTCAAAGATGCCAATGGAGTAATGAAAACAGGGGCTAAAGAAGCGATTGAACTTACCGCGAAAAAAGCGGCAAAAGGTTTAACCGCGGTTGAGGCTAAAACATTAGAAAAGGCATTAAAAACCGCAACGGAATTCAGAGGTTTTAGAGGTTTTAAGGGAGCAACCGGATGGAAAGGAGGTGTTGGTAGATTGTGGGGTAATAGAGCCACAAGAGGTTTAATGAGGAATACCAAATGGTATTTAGGATTATTAACCTTTTTAGGTATTGGAAATTTTGTTGGTCCTGATGAATTAGAAAAAGAAGTGGATAATTTAGAAGACAAGGTAAATCAATATTCACAAACACCTGAATCTGAAAAATTATTTACACAAGATATGGAACAATCAGGTATAACATTATCGGAGCCAACTCAAGACGAATCGGATATTTGGAAAAAGGCTTCACAAGGTATAACATTATCGGAACCAACTCAAGATGAATCTGATATTTGGAAAAGGGCCTCACAAGGTATGGGAATACCTGGTTCGGAAACAATCACAACTCCAAATACAACAACTCCCAAATCAATTAAATCAGACGATATTTTTGGAGGGCTTTTTGCTTAATTATGAAAAATTTATTAAAAGAATCAGGTATCAGAGAAATTAATAAACTCGCACAAAGATACCCCAAGGCTGAAATTTATTTCCACCAAGATTTAGATGGTGTCACAACGGCAATTGCTATGAAAAATTATTTGGAGCAACACGGTATAAAAGTGGTTGATGTCCATGTAATTCAATACGGAGATAAAGAATTTTCCGTTAAAAAGAATGACGCTCAAGGAGATACGATGCCTGTCCTTGTTGACTTCGCTCACGGTAAACCAATGTTTGTTATTCATACAGACCACCACGACAGACAAGCAGGGGCTGAAGATACAAAATCAACATCTTTTAGACAATCAAGGTCAAATGTTGAAACAATATCACAGATTGTATCACCAAAAGAAATATTCCCAAATGAAGATATATTACTCATATCAACAGTGGATTCGGCCAATTTTGCGTCTCAAAATATTTCAGTCGATGATGTAATTAATTATGTTTTTAAATTGGACAAAGACGAATCTTTGAAGAGAAATAAAATGCTACTTGGATTGGTAACTAATAAATTACTCCTCGCATTTAAAAACAAACCAGGATTCTTAGAAGAACTTGTAATGATGTCAAAACCATCAATTATGAGTATTCTCCAAAATATAAGAAGAATAATGGTAGAAAAGGGGTACGCAACGGTTCCTGAATTAGAAAAGAATAAGTCAGCGTATATTCAAAGCATGAAAGGTAATGAAAATGTTAAAGTTGAGGATAATATTATTATTCAATATGGTGGTGGTAGTATGATGAAACCAGGTTCTTATGATAGGTATACACCATTTAAGAATAATCCTGAAGCTGACTTTTTGGTTATTGCTTGGCCTTTAGGATTAGTCCAAGCATCTTGTAATCCATTTAAAAAAGATAGAGAATTAAAGGGTGTTAATCTTGGGGACATCGCTCAAGAGGTTTTATCAAAGTGGGAAAGTCAACTAAAAGAAAGAGAAATACCACTATCAACAATTAAGTGGATATCTGAAGATACAAAAGGTTTTGGACCCGAGTCAGTTGGTTTTACATTTAAAGATTTTGCCGCTCTTTATGGTAAGAATTATAAAACGATGGACAATGGTCGTGATATATTAACACATATCGGTGAAATGATGGAAACACCGTTTAGTGAATTACCTGAAGAACACAGAGAGATGTTAGATGATGTTACGGTAAATGCTTGGGACTTGATTCAGGCTAACTCAGGAGGACACAAATGTATTACAAATATTTCAGGACTGGTTTATTTGGGTAGGTCAAACAGACCACCAAAAGGTAAATACAAATATGACCCAAGCAAAGAAGATGTTGCTTATGTTAAATTTACCAAGATGATTCAGAATGAATTTGTGAGATTGTTAAAAGAGAAGATTAATTCTTAAATCTAATTTTATCACCCACACCAATATTCAATCTCTTACAGGAACCACCAATTATTTCTAAAATCATATCCCCATTCCCGCAATAGTTTTCACAATCTTTTGTTTTACAAGGAGGACAGTTGTGATGTATTTTAGTAATCTTGTTATCTGATATGAATATAATATCCAGTGGGATTATACAATTTTTCATCCAAAAACAATGGTCTCTATCATCCATCAAAAATAACATACCATTAAAGTCATCACCAAAACTTTTACGCATCATACCTTTTTGAGTGTCCTTTGATGAAAATACTGTTTTAGTTTTGAAATTATGGTTATTTATAGTTATATTCATATAGACATAAATATTCAGATTTTAGAATGGAAAACATAAAAAGATACGGGGGTGTAATTGTTAAGTATAAAAATGAAGTTTTACTTTGTAAAAGAAATGATTTTGGTGAATTACCAGGTGTGTGGTCAATACCTGCAGGTAAATTAGGAAACAACGAAAATCCAACTGCGGGTGCAAAACGAGAGTTTTTAGAGGAAACTAATATTGATATCCAAGATGATATTGAATTATGTGGTTTCATAAACAGAACAACTAGAGATGGGAAAAATGTTAAAGGATTGATGTATGTATTCCTTTGGAATGTAGATGAGAAAAAAATACCTGATTTAAAAAATGCCAAAGACGGTAAAGAACATACCAAGTGCGGTTATTTTGGGATTGATAATTTACCTTTTGAAGATAAAAATGACCAATTAATGAAATTAATTGTGAATATTTTGAAAAAATCTTGATTTTTTTAGATTTTGACTATATTTATTTTCACAAAGCCCAACCCCTTTCTTTTAAGTTGGTAATTTTTAACCCCGACATTTTTTTTAATAGAAAAATGTTGGGGTTTTTCTTTTTTTGCTCTAAATTTGTAGAATTATGAAACATTTTGAAGTAAAACTACCAAAAGTTAGATTTGAATATGAGTTCCTTGAAACCATAGATGCGGGTATCGAGTTGAAAGGTATTGAAGTAAAATCTGTTAAAAAAAGAAACTTTTCTTTTGTTGATTCGTATTGTTATTTCAAAGACGGGGAACTTTTTGTTAAGAACCTTGTTATAAATGATGTTGAGGAACCCAAGAGGGAGAAAAAATTGTTGTTGAAAAAACAAGAATTGAATAAACTTGAAAAAGAACTTATCAAAGGACTTACAATAGTTCCTTACAGATTCTTTGCAAACGATAAGGGAAGAATCAAATGTACCATTGTATTGGCGAGAAGAAATAAAAATTACGACAAGAAACAAAAAATCAAAGAAAGAGACATCGACCGAGAAAATAAATTTGGAGAGTAATAATTTTTGTCTATCTTTGTAAAAAATTCACAATGACTACAATAACCCACACAATCAAAATCCAAAACGAAAAATTCGGAACCCTCCTCAATGAAAGTTTCATTGACCCAGTTCAGTTCAAATTGTTTTTGAGAATGGTTCAAAGTTCAATCGAACTAAAAACCGACCTCACATTCTTCAATGGAGTTGAGTTCTTGGTTCACATTCCAAATCGTTTTTTGGTTGATTCCATTATTACCACTTCCATGAGCACTTTGGATGTTGTTGATGTTGTTAAAAGTAAAATTGAAGCACTCGTAACAAAATGATAATAGATTCAAACACATTCGGTTGGTTACTTTGTACTGGCATTGCGGTATTTGTAATCTTTAAGTATTGGAAAAGGTTTATCAAACTTGTTATCTTTGCTGCGGCCGCTATGTTCGTGTTGTTTGTTGTCCAAATCAAACAAATGTATGACGCGGTTGTGACTTCAGAACCCAAAACAAAGGTTGATAAAGTTGAAAAGGTTGAAAAGAAAAAAGAGATTGAGATTAAAGCGACATACGATACTCTTAGTAAAACTATAGATATTGAGGATATTGAAGTTGTGGTTGGGGAGTAAAGTTTTCTTGATTAGTAAATCAAGTGGTGGACCGGTGATTCGGGCTCAAAATTAGGGGAGAAATCCCCTTTTTTTTATATTTATAATAAAAGAACTAAAATGAAAAATGTTATTGTAACCCAAGAGCAATTAAACAAACTTGTTAATGTTGTTAAAGAAAATGAAATAGGTAAAGATTCTATGGCAAAAAAACAACTTTTTACAATTGCAACATTGGCTCACAAAATGTGGGAAAGTATGGATGATAATGAACAACTTGAGGACTGGCAAGAAAGTAAAATAGCACAATGTGAACAAGCTATTATTGCGGTTGTTAAAGAATACATGTACGATGAGTTTGTTGATGATAATGTATCAGGTGGGATGGATAAACTTGATTTCGATGACTTAATCATTGGAAAAAAATAAAAAAATTATGGACATAACGTCCCTTAAATTATTGAAGATTCAGTACAATCTAACGATTGATGAATTGGATAAGTTATTATTTGGAAGAATGTCCGAAGAGGAAAAAAAGTGGACTTATCAACTATCTCAACAAGTACCAAACGAAAGTATTGTTGATGAATATGATGTAGTACACGATATATTACTTGCGGATGACCAAACCAAGAAAGACATTGAAAAAATGTTAGAAAGATTGGACTTGGTATTTAAAACATACGATATATCCGATTTGTATTTAAATCACCCAAATATACTTGGAAGTAAGTTAGTTGAGGATATTGATAATTTTGTTAAAAATTCTATTATTTTAGATGATGTGTTAGACAGAATCAACGAAGTTGGTTTAGAAAATATTAACACATTTGAGAAAAAATTTTTAACACTCCAAGATGGAAACGATATTAAAAATCCATAATACAAAACCGATTGTAATTAATCTACCAAAAAACGAAAAGTTAGAATTATTTTTAGAACACTACGAAAAGGACGATACGGATAAAATAACTCAAACCTATCACATATTCAGAGGGTTTTATTTCTTCAAAGATAGTTTCAATTTCCTAACAGATAAAATCATCGAGTATTACATCAGAAAACAATTTAAAACACATGTAAAGTTATTTTCAATTGACGGTAACATCCAAATCAAAATTGAAAAAAGATAATATTTATATAGAAATATTATATGAAAACTAATACAAACTTCAAAAAACAAGTTTACAATGAAGTTAAAAGAAGGGGTCTTCTAAACGAACAGGAACTTGAAGGTAATAATGGTGGATTCAAAGAAATAATCTCAGTATTATTTCACTCAAGAACACAAGTTCACGTATTTCATTTACAAACTGAAT